CTCACATACGTCTCCTGAATGGGATACGTTGTATCGCGGGCATCTTTCAATGTATAAAAGTTGTGCTCTTGATTATTCTAATTTTGATAATTCTTTACCTTTAGCTTTTACTTCTGTTGTTTATAATTGTATTGCTCAATGTTACAAGGAAGAATGGCGTTCTGCCATTCGTGCTTCTTGTGTAGAATCAACTAATCACTTTTATCTTGTTGATGGTCATGTGTATCAGGCGTCTCAGGGGAATCCATCTGGACACTTTCTGACTACCATTTTGAATTCCTTGACGAACACGCTAATTTTCTTTTATGCATGGTGTATACTATGTGAGAAGAACTTGGCGCCGGAGTTGAGGACTTTGAGTGGTTTTCGGGAGAGTGTCAATTTGGTGACCTATGGTGACGATCTGATATTTTCAGTGACTGAAGATGCAACATTTTTAAATGGTGTATCCTTTGGTGAAACCATTGCCCATTTGGGCGTGACGGCAACCAATGCAGATAAAAGTGGAGAGTTGACGAAGTGGACTGAGAAGCGTGATCTGACTTTCTTAAAACGCAGCTTTGTTCTAGGATCTGGGTGTTTTGAAAAACAGTACATTGGAGTGCTTCCAAAGAGCATCATCGAAGAAATCCCGATGTGGCGATGGGAGGACTCCCCTCCTGAAGCGCTAAAATGTACAATTGAGTCAACGTTGCAAGAATCTCGTCTGCACGGAAAAGAATATTTTGATTCCGTGTGGAAAAAACTTTGTTCGTTACAGTCTAAGCAGAATGTGGATCTGATTTCTCATATTGACATCTTTGAAGTTGAACGACGTGTTACGCGTGAAACCCATACAATTGAGAGGAAAATAATTTTCTTCAATTCTCGTGATCCAGAGCATGGGTGGTTGTCTAACTTCCATCCCTGCAAAATTGAATCTCGTGGTCTCGTTTTTGATTCTCTTGAACATGCATATGTTTATGAAAAACTTGTTTTTCATAATCAGATTGCGCGGGCAAAGAGAGTTTTCGAGGCGAAAACTGGAGCAGAAGTGAAGAAAATTGGGAAGATTAGAACTAAAGATGCTTGGACATCAAAGAAATGTTTTGTCATGCGCGAACTTCTTTTTACAAAGTTCGCTTTACCTGATCTGAAAACGAAACTCCTTGAAACGGTCGGGTATGGTCTCGTTGAGGCCACACCTGATCTTTTCTGGGGAGCTGGTGCGTGGACTGAGCAGTGTATGGCGGCAAAGGGTCGTTATCCGGGAGCTAATGCTCTTGGAAAGGCCCTTGAAGTTGTGCGCGATCATTTGCGCGTCATCTCCCGCGACAAAAGACAGTAGTCTGTTTTGTCGAGGAGAATCTACTAACTTTTACATTGCGACCGTGGTGATTAATGTGTTTTAATAGTGCGTTCTACATTGTGTTATTGTTATTAATAGATCATTCTATATTTTTATTTATTGCTTATATAATTTGTTTAATTTTGTATATTTTAACTGTTTTTATATTTGTTTATTTGTTTATAATTGTTTATTTTAAAATTTTTGTTTATTTTAAACTTTGAAATCTAATATGGCATCCAATACCATCGGGGAGAAGAAAATGGTAGGAGAGTCGTCCGAATTGTCTTCAGAACTTAATCTGAAATCTCAGACCATGAACATGGTCAACTCATCTCCATCGGGTGTTGTTAGAACAGCTCAGTTCCAAGCAACATCGGAGAAGACAATTATGGATATTTTAAAGCAGGAGACGTTGTTGTCGTCATTCTCAGTGGCGCCAACAACGGAAGTGGGTGCAACTCTTGCGAAATTTCGTGTTACCCCAACCGAAATGCACCCAAATGGATCTGAATCTCGTATTTCTTATATTTCTAAAATGTTTCGTTTCTGGAGGGGAACGATCTTGCTGAAATTGATTTTCACCAAGACCATTCTCCAACAGATGAAAATTGCTGTTGTTTTTGTACCTGGAGCGAAAGAGACTGAACCGGCACCAACGAAGGAGCAGTTGATGATGTACTCTCACAAGCGCATTGTCAACCCGGCGAACGAGGCAGAGATTGAGTTCATTATTCCATTCGTGGAGAGCTCACCTATGCTTCGAACTTCGGAAGCGACTGGTATGGTGTATTTTATACTATACCAGCCCTTTACTACTTCGGTTGATCCTGGTTCTCTTGTTTCAGTTGACATTTTTGTGTCATCGGGAAGTTTGGAGCTGCATGAATTTGGAATTTTACCAACTGAAGCCGATTTTGGCTTTCCAAATGACATGCTTTTCCTCATAGCTCAAGCAACTGGCCCTAATGTCCCAGTCGGGACTGCGACTGGAACATACACTATCGTTACTGATAGTGGTGTTCTCAGTGGTGGTACCGTCTATGACACCACATCCACCTTTGCTGGATACCCTGAGGGTAAACCCCTCGCAGCTGGCCCAATTAACCACTCCTCAGTGATTTATGATCCCACGATCTCCAAGACCGTTGCTGGTATTGTTGGTCCTGTGACTCATTCTCGTGAGGTGCTTCTTAAGAAAGGTGTTGACGTTGTTCCCATTCAATTAGCGTGGGGTCCCGTCGGCATCTATCTTAGGACCATTCAACAAACTGCCCTTGTTGCGCCGAGCTATGCAGCTGAAATCTCAGACTTGTCTCGTGACATGTCACAATATTTGACATATGCTTTTGTTGAAGAAGTAGATGAGATGCGTAGGATGCTTTACTACCTACGCAAGCAAGTTGAAGATCTGACTCGAACACCTGATGAGGTTGATGCTGGAGAGATGGCTGAAAACCGCGGAAATTCGGATGACGAAGATGAGACACAGCCTAAACAACTGTGGTCTGCTGAGGATAATCGATCTGAGTACGATTTGGATTTGAACGAACTTAGCTTTGTCAAGGCGCTTGATCCAGCACCTACTCCATTGGATTCAGACTCCGATAATGAGAGTCTGCCTCCATATGCCGAGGTGTGTGATATCAAGAACCTTTGTCCCAACGACTTCGAACCCGGTTGTGAACCGAACGAAGAGACAAAGAGGAGAGCGTGTCAACTTCAAATTGCCTACTGTGAGAACTTGTGTTATCACTGTGGGAAGCGGAGTTTTGATAGATGGGAAGACGAATCTTGTGCCTGCGACCAACACTGGTGTAAGAATAACCCGCCTGCGGAGCTACTTACGGTTACCTTAAATGATATCCATGAGTGGCTCTGCAAGTGTGTTGATTCAGAAGAGAAAGGAATGTACC